GGCGAATTTCTCCGACCAGGCGTCGTTTCTCCCCGCGCGGTGCGGAGTACGGCCGCTCGGGGCTACGGTTCGGTGCATCGGGCTCGTCGTCGGGAGATCGCGCCGTTCGCCGATGGGGGACTGCTGGACTGTTCGCGGTGTGGGCAACGGATCGAGCGTGGTGAGGCGTGGGATCTCGACCATCGGGACGACCGGCGTGGGTACTTGGGCGCGTCGCATGCTCGGTGTAATCGGGCGACGGTGAAGAGCAGGCGGAGGTCTCGGCTGTGGTAGCTGTGGCGACTGGGCCGCGTGTCAGGTCGGTGCGGTCGTGGTCGGTGTCTCTGGCGGAGGACGCGATCGAGCTCGCGGCGCGGGCGGGCCTCGAGCTGGACGGGTGGCAGCGGGATGCGCTGCGGGACATGCTCGCTCTGGACGACGCCGGCCGCTGGTTGCACTTCGAGTTCGGGCTGAATGTTGCGCGGCAGAACGGGAAGGGCGCGGTGCTGGAGGTTCGCGAGCTCGCGCTCCTCGCGGGGATCACTGGGGAGCGGCTCGGTGTGCATGCGGCGCACGAGTTCAAGACGTCGGAGGAGCACTTCCTTCGGCTCGAGCACTTGGTCGAGGAGGCGGGGATCCCGGTGAAGCAGGTTCGCCGGTCGCACGGCCAGGAGGGCATCTACCTCGCGGATGGGACTCGGCTGCGGTTCGTGACGCGGACGAAGTCGGGGCTCAGGGGTTTCGCCGGCGTCGACTACCTGAACCTGGACGAGGCGATGATCATCAACCTCGCGTCGCACGGGGCGATGATGCCGACGTTGCGCGCGTCGAAGGCGCCGCACGGGCCGCAGCTCGTCTACACGGGGAGCGCGGTAGATCAGGAGGTTCACGATCACGGGCTCGTGTGGGCCAGGGTTAGGGAGCGCGGCCTCCAGGGCGACGACGAGGCGCTCGGCTATCTGGAGTATTCGGTTCCGGGTGAGCACCCGGACGACCTGTCGGACGAGCAGATGCTCGACCGTGACCTGTGGCACCAGGCGAACCCCGGTTTGGGGTTGCGCATCGACGTGGAGCACATGGCGCGCGAGCAACGATCGCTGGATCCGCGCACGTTCGCTGTCGAGCTGCTCGGTGTGGGTGATTGGCCGGCCACGGATGGGGCCGCGGATGTTCTGATCAGCGCGGAGGAGTGGGCCGGGATCGAGGACTCGGAGTCGGTGCTCGAGGATCCGGTGTGTATCGCGTTCGACGTGTCACCGGACAGGCATTCGTCGGTGGTCGCGGCCGGCCGGAACAGCAGCGGGCTGATGATGGTCGAGGTCATCCACGCCCGTTCGGGAACCGGCTGGCTCGGCGAACGGCTGATCGAGCTGTACCGCCGCCACGAGGTCGCGGAGGTCGTGTGTGACGGGTTCGGGCCGTCGGCGGCGATCGCGAACCGTGTCGACGAGGCCGGGATCAAGGTGACCCGCCTGGACTCTGGTGACTACGGGAAGGCGTGCGGCCTGTTCGTCGACTGCGTCGGCGAGAAGACCTTGCGCCACCTGGGCCAGGTCGAGCTGGACGCCGCGATACGTGGCGCGAAGGCGAGGCCGCTGGTGGACAGGTGGGCGTGGTCGCGGACTAAGTCGACCGTGAACATCAGTCCGTTGGTGGCGGCGACCCTGGCTCTTTGGAGCGCGCATGAGAACGACGTTGGTGAGGTGGCGATCTTCTGATGGGCCTGCGCGAGTTCGTCGGCCGCGAGCTGTTCCTCGGGAAGCGCGCGCCCGTACTCGAGCGCGAGGTCGTCCCGCTCGAGGGCACGAACATGAGCCTCTTCCACACGATCATCCCGTCGTGGTGGCAGGAGAACGGGTTGTCCTCGAGCTCGTGGCTGCCGGGGAATGCCACCCTGGCCGACCGGGTCTGGGTGGCGAACCGTTGTATCCAGTTGAACGCGCAGCAGATCGCGTCGATGCCGCTGGAGCATCACGGGGAGTTCGAGCCGATGTGGGTGTCGAGCCCGGATCCGAACTGGTATCCGAACGGTGTCGGCGACGCGCTCCATTCGATCGTCGCGCTGCTCTACGGGTGGGGGTTCGCGTGCCTGTACGTGACCGGCGTGTATGCGGACGGGTTCCCGCGCACTTGGACTGTGCTCGATTCCGGGTCGTTGAGCATCCGGGTCGTCGAGGGGGCGCGCGAATACAAGCTCGGGGAGCTGGTGCTCGACCCGGCGCGGGTGATCCAGATTGACCGGAACCCCGGTGTCGCCAGCCACGGGACGTCGGCGATCCGCGCGTACGCGCAGCAAGCCTGGGGGCTGTTGGCGGCGGGGAACCAGTCGATGAACGTGAACTCGGGTGGGATCCCGCAGGGGTATTTGAAGTCGGCGCGGAAGCTGACGAAAGACCAGGCCGAGGCGCTGCAGACCCAGTGGGGCGAGGCGACGACCGCCAGGGCGGGGCTGCCGCCTGTGCTGCCGCCGGAGCTCGACTTCGTGACGTTGTCGTTCAACCCGGCCGACCTCGCCCTTTTGGACACGCAGGAGTTCAACGCGAAGGCGATCGCGACCGCGTTCGGCGTCCCCTCCGTCCTCTTGAACATGGCGTTGCAGGGCGGCCTTACCTACCAGAACCCGGCCGCCCTCGGCGAGATGTGGTGGCGGTTCGAGCTCCGTCCGACCGCCACGAGGATCGCGAACGCCCTCACCGCCCAGTTGCTCCCGCGAGGCCAGTGGGTGACGTTCGACGCGGCCGACACGTTCGCCGAACTCACCGACCTTTCCGACGACGACGATCCGCAGCTTTCCCAGGTCGCGAAGGCGTCGCCGGCGCAACAGCCGCGGCCACTGCAGGCGATCGGAGGAACCAGCCCATGACCGAGACCGAACAGGCAGAGCAGACCGAGGCGCCCGAGAGGGCGCTTCTCGTTAGGGAGTTCGCCGCCGCCGACCTCGCGGTCACAGGCCGCACCGTCGACGTGCGCCTCGTCCCGTTCGGGGAGGTCGCCCGCGTCGCCGACCCGCCATCGTGGGAGTCCTATGACGAGGAGTGGATGCCCGGCGTGTTCGACCACCAGTTGAACGCCGCCTCGCGCATCCACGCCCGCTACGGGCATTCCCAGCATGCGATCGACGTCGTCGGGCACGGGATCGCGCTGCGATCCGAGCCGGACGGGTACCACCTCTCGACCAAGATTCACGCTACGCCGCAGGGTGACACGGCGCTCGAGCTGCTCCGCGACGGGGGGCTGCCCGCTGTCTCGCTGGAGGCACGGCCGGTCAAGTCGCGCCGGACTACCGGCGGCGTGGTGCAACGGCTGAAAGCGAACCTGGCCGGCTTCGCGTTCTGTAGACAGGGCGCGTTCGCCGGCGCGCAGGTGCTCGCAATCCGTGAGCACGAAATCATCGAGGAAGTGGAGCTCCCGAAGGAGCTGCAGCCACTCGACATTGACCCCGATCTCGTCGAGCGCTGCCGGCGGCTCGGGATCGCAGTACCGCAGCGCTACCAGGCGCACCCCGAATCGGACACCCCGGACGAGTCCGGCACCCCCGAAGGCACCCGCCATGTCGAGTCACCTCAACCGGAAGGAGATGACCAGTGAGCACGCTGGCATCCGAGAACCGGCTCGAGCTGAAACTGCGTGAGCGTGACGCCGTGCAGGGCCGTCACGAGGATCTCATGCGGGAGGCAGACGGGGCGGAGCTCAACGAGACCCAGAAGAAGGTCGCGAAGGATCTGCGCGACGAGGCGGCCGCGCTCGACGCCGAGATCGCGGAGCTGTCGGAGGCCGTCGAGGCGGACAAGCGGGCGGTCGAGCGGTCGCGGGACATCCGCAAGGCGCTCGCCGGCGGAACGCCCGGTGTGGACGCGGACGGCGACGGTGTCGTGTACCGCACGATGGCCGCGTACGCCCGCGACGTCATCCTCACCCGCGAGAGCCGTGTCTGCTCGCAGATCGCCGCCCAGTTCGGGCACAAGGACGGCATCGAGGCGGCACGGAACCGGCTCGGGCTGCTCAAGCGCACCCCCGCGAACACGCTCTCCTCGAACGTGGAGGGCCTGCAGCCCGACCAGCACATCGCGCAGATCTTCCAGGTGATCGACACCTCGAGGCCGCTCGTCGCCTCAGCCGTCCGTTCAACCCTGGAGCGCGGCACGCTGACCTACCCGAGCATCACGACCAGGCCGCTGGTCGCGGTGCAGTCGGCTGAGAAGACCGAAGCCGGCAACCAGGGGATGGTCATCGACATGGAGACGACGACCGCCAGCACCTACCTGGGCGGCGGCGACCTCTCCTGGCAGGCGATCAACTGGTCGACCCCGGACGCGCTCGAGCTGTGGTTCCGGCTCGCAGCGGCCAGCTACGCCCTGCTGACCGAGCAGGACGCCGCACAGGCGATGCAGCACTCCGCGTTCACGTTCAACATCTCCTCGACGCTCGCGGCGCTCACGGACTTCAGTGATGTGCTGCTGGCGATCGCTTCGGGGGCGGGGGACGTGTACGCGAACTCGGGCCGGATCGCCGACACGGTGTTCATGGATCCGACCGCGTTCTACGCTGTGGCGGCGATCGCCGGGACGGAGGCGGCGAACTTCGTCGCGGCCGGCGCCCTGTCGCTCAGGGCGCAGGGTGGGACGCTCGCCGGGCTGAACGTGATCGTGTCTCGCGGCATGGACGCCGGCGTGATCGTCGTCGGCGACAGCGACGGCCTGTTGGTCGCGGAGACGGCCGGCGCCCCGGTCGAGCTCCGCGTCGTGGAGCCCGCGATCGGCGGTGTCGAGGTCGGGATCATCGGAGCGTTCGAGGCCGTGGTCGTCGACCCCGGCGCGTTCGCGATGATCACCACCGCGTCGTAACACCAGCATCAACCGGGGCGCCCTACGGGGCGCCCCACCCACACGATGGCTTACGCCGACGCAGACGAACTAGCCCGGATCCTCAAGATCCGGAACGCCACGACCGCGCAGACCGACGCGATGGACAGGTGCCTGGACGCCGCGACGAGGGAGATCGACGCGGAGATCAACCTCGCCGCCACCAGTGTCCTCGACTCGGAGCAGACGGCGATCGCCGCACAGGTGTGCCTCCAGCGCGCCGCCGAACTGTGGATGCTCCAAGAGGTACCGCTCGGCCTAGCCGGCATCGGGTCGGAACTCGGCCCCGCGCACCTCGCCCGGAACTCGTGGGAGAAGTACGCCTACCAGCTCGCCTCGCTGAAAGACCAGTGGGGGCTGGCTTGAGTGCGCTCACCGAGATCATGGATCAGATGGCAACCCAGATCCGCGAAACCCTCGACGACGTCACCGACGTCACATTCCAGGTCGAAGGCCGGATGATCCTCAACCCCACACCACCCACGATCGACATCTACCCCGGCGACCCCTCCCGAGGAACCGACAGCGCCGGGTATGAGGACATCCTCGGCGAGCACCTCTTCACCGTTCGCGCGCGTGTCAACCCGACCGCCAACGAGGCGAACCAAGACCTTCTGCTCGACCTGATGGACGACGAGCACGACCTGTCGATCCCGGCGGCGCTCTACACCGACGAGACCCTCGCAGGCACCGTCACCGGGCTCGACGTCCGAAACGTGTCCGGGTTCGTGCTCGTCCCGATGGCTGACGGCACAGGCGTCCACATCGGGTGCCTCTGGACGGTCGCCGCGATCCCCGCGAGAAGCTGATGACCACCGAGTTCATCACACGCGTGGCGATCTCACTCGAGGTCGACCACGAGCCGCACACCTGCCGCGAGCTCGCGATCCCGCTCCTCGCCCAATTGGCCAGCGGCCGGTACGACCGCTGCAGCGTTCTTCCCATCCCGGCCTCGACGGAGGAGTGGGAGGTGGCGCACCGCACCGCCCGCAAGCGCGCCACCCGCGCTGAGGCGCGCGGCTACACCGTCCGACAGGTGAACCGGGAGGAGCACGAGGACGACATCTACGCGATCAACAGGTCGCTCACACACCGGCAAGGCCGGCCAATGGCCGACGCCTACCTCGAACGCCCATCATTCTCACCCTTGCCCGACTACCCGTGCGCACGCCACCGGATCCGCACCTGGGGTGTGTTCACCAGCAGCCAACGCCTCGTCGGGTACCTCACCCTGTACCGGGCCGGCGACCTCGTCCTCGTCTCACAGATCCTCGGGCACGGCACCTACCTCGACGACGAAATCATGTACCTCCTCTTCTCCGTCGCGCTCAGGGCGCAGACCGGCAACCCCGGCGTCGTCGTCTACAACCGCCACGACTCCGGGACGGACGGCCTCCGGTTCTTCAAGGAGCGATTGGGGTTCCGGGAGGAGCACGTCGAGTGGCTGCCGTGAGAGTCCTCGAGCACCCGCTCGCCACCGTCAGCCGTGTCGCACGCCCATACCCCGGCAACCTCCTCGAACCCTGCAAGACCGGCCTCTGCCTCTTCTCCGCGGCGTTCCTCGGCCACAACGACGCGATCCACTTCGCCCGCCACGGGCTCCTCACCACCTGCGTCGACATCGACGGGGCCAAGCTCCAGGAGATGGAACGGCTCTACCCGGACGACTGGTCGTTCATCCGCTCCGACGCGTGGGAGTTCGCCGAATGGTGCTCCGGCCGCTCCGAATGGGACGCCGTCAGCGTCGACACGTTCACCGGCGACCCGATGTTCCACGCGCTCGCCACCCTGGAGCTGTGGTGCTCGATCGCCACACGGCTCGTCACCGTCACGATCACCCGTGACGCGTCGGCGGAGCCGCCGGACGGTTGGAAAGCCTCCCGGTTCCCCCGCTCGAGCGCTGTGGACTGGCTGGTGCTGCAGCGTGCCTGAAACCCTCACCCACGACATCGCCGCCTACTACGACGACATGCGCGACCGTCTCGTCG